GGAGGGGAGGGGGCCCAGCAGCTATCCTTTTTCCACAACCGCTCTATCCTGCATCTTGCTATTGCGTTCCGCTCTGTGTTTTTCATCACCGTTCCTTCTGTGTTGTTTGCTATTGCTTTTTGTGTCTCCCATTTTACCGCGTTTGTTTTCGTTGTCAATTCCGCGTGTTGTTTTGTCCCGTAATCTAAGCGCGTAGTTTTGTCCATATTCTAAGCGCGTAGTTTTTTGTTGTTTTTTGTTTGCTCGGCGTGTCGTGTTTGGGGTGTGGTGGTATGTAATTATCAACCAAGGTTATGGAAGGATGGTGGTTGATATGTATTTTCATCACGACACTCTTGATAAGATGACTAACATGGTGAAGACGTATATCACCGATTACCTTCATGAGGATCCTGCCGCGTATGATGTGCAGCGTATTGTTAGTATTTTGTGGCATCGTTGGTATTATGTTGATGGCATTAAGGGTTATCGCGCTATTTTCAAGGAAACTATCGCGGCGCATAAGCGTGAGCAGGTTTGAATAACAAATAAGCCCCGCAAATTGCGGGGCTTATTCATGCCGGTAGGTTAGTAGTAGAGTACTTCGCCGGGGTAAATGAGGTTCATGTTACCCGAGCTGTACCCGGTAATGCTGTACATGCTGATTCCGAGCCATGCGGCGATGCCCGATAGTGTGTCGCCCGCCTGCACCACATAGGTGTGCGATGCCGTGGCAGTTCCGCCGCCATTGTGGCATACCCTATCGCCGGGGTACACTACGGACGGGTTGCCGCTGGGTACGCTGACGTTCCACCAATCTGCCCAGAACATCGAAACGTACTGGCCAGGCTGGATGATAACGCAATTGTTATCGCATGTGGTGTCCGGCGTGCTGGGCTGCGGTGTTGGCTGCGGTGTGGGCGTGGGCGCAACCTGCCCGCTGCCCGCGTATGCGTACCATGTATCAAGGTCGCCATACACCACGCTCAAGTCGAGCGCTCCACCCCAGTCACCGGCATAGCCGGTCGATGTGTACTGCCATGCGGCGGCAAACGGCCAATGGTACAATGTGGGTTGTGCTGCGGGCGGGTTGAACCCGTAGATAGGCGTATAGCCCAGAGTGTATGCGGCAATCCACAGCCCATAATCACCGGCGACAACTGCCGACCAGTCGTAGGAATTTTCCGTAGACTGATTCATGTAGATTATCGGTTTGGTGCCCCATGCGGCTTCTACGGTGCGGAGCCATGTGAGCGCCCAGCCGGTATCCCAAGGGGCGGACGGTTCCCAGTCCAGTATTGGAACGATGCTCTTACCGATGTACCCGCGCGTGTTGTCGATAAAGTAGTTGGCTTCGCTCACCGCGTTGTTTTCCGTGTGTGCGAAGTGATACACGCCTACGCCTTGTCCTGCCGCTAAGGCGTCCTGTACCACGCGGTCGCAATCGGGGTTGACGTATCCGATGCCCTCGGTTGCTTTGGCTACTACGATTTGTGCGCCGGAGGTGGTGACGTTGATGCCGGTTTGCCAACTGGAAACATCAATCATGTCCGCCGCGCTCGCTGTTGGCGCGAATGCCAGTAGTATGGCGGCGATTGCCGCAATCACACTGTAGGCGATTGCCTTAATCTTCTTTACCATCGTTTTCCTTTTTATCAATGTTGAAAATGTTGAGAATGTTCGAGCCGTTTAATTCCGGGTTGATTTTTACGCAATTCTCCATAATCGAGGTAATCTCAATCAGGCAGATGCCTACGCAAACCGGGATGAATACGGGCAGTTCGATTCCCAAGTCGATGTAATCGGATCCGTATTCTACAATCAACGCCACGCAAATTACCGCCAAGTATGCGAATTTGTGCCCGAGTCCCTGCCGCATTTTCTCGCTGGATAGTCCTCCGTGCATGATCGCGTTGACCACGCCGGTAATATAGTCAATCAGCACCAATAAAAACACGATGCCGATTACGATTAATTCATGGATTGGCATGAATATTCCTCACTTTCTTATGCCTGATTGTTGTAACAAGCCGCCAAGAATCATACTGAATTCCGCCTTGATTTGCGGTGTCTCGAAACGTAATCGTCCGACGCGGTAGGCGTTTAATATTTTCTGTGTCATATCATCGGAACGTTTAAGCATGATGCAATCATTATCGACCAGTCGATAATCAAACGTAAAATCACGTGTGATTTTAGGCTGTTTTTTGGTGATGATATATAATACTTCGTCGGTGTCACTTAATTGCTGGTATACGTTGAAAATACCGTATTCCGTGGTTCTTAATGTGAACGCGTAACCGGCGTTGTTAAAATCACTAATGAGAGTATTAGCGTTATCCCTAAAATCATTATTGATTGCATAATTCGCATAATTCTCATCATATTTGCGCAAAAATTGGCCGAATTTCGACGTGGCGACTTTGGCGCTAAAGCCACCATAATCAGCCAATTCCACCATGATAAACCCTTCGCAATACCGTTGGTATTGCGTATGATTATCAAGTTGCGGTTTCAGATTGATATTAAACGCGCTAAAATACGGATTAGCGAGGGTTACGGCATTGCTGCACATGATAACCCTCACTCTATCATTCCAACGGTCTACCGTATTGTAGAATTCCTCTAGCGCCGTGACTTCGCCGCCGAGATACCGCATGTTGTCGGGGAATATTTCATCGAAAATAATGGTGCGTACCTTGGGGTAGGCCACCGATTTGACCTGCCCGGCCTGCGATAGTGCGATAAAATACCCCATGATATGCCATGTCGCGCGCTGTTTGCCGTGCTTGTCGGTGATGGCGTCCCTATCATCGATCCAATGGCACTCGGCCTGATTGCCGGACACGCGAAACTCTAAATCCGGGTATTGTTCCGCGATATCCGCGAACCATGTGCCTTTGTTTTTCTGTTCCTCTGCCGTCCGGCGTAGGTAGATGAATTGCCAGCGTTTTTTAATCCAGTCGCCGATGACCAGTTTTTTAGCGCCATAGGTTTTGCCGAGGCCGCGCGCGCCGATGACGAACATCCAAGGCGCATGATAGGACAACACGCGCCCGTAATCGTAGTAATCGCCCTCGCCTAACAGCCTCTCCATACTATCCATCATACCATAACACAATGACAAACCGGTAGATATCTACCGGTTTATCGTTATACTAAAAGTTTGGTGGCGCGCTGGTGCCGTCCCACACGTTCAGCAGCGAGTAGGCGGTGTTGTAGCGTGTCCCGTATGGCCCGAACGGGGGTGTGCTGAGGATATTATTATACAGTTGGGTGAGGGTTGAGGCATGGGGCACGTTCAACGCGCCTGCCGGGCTCTGATGATACGCGCACGTCCACAGGATCTGCATTTTCGCATCATCATACGTCTGCGGGTAGCCCTCGTAATCCTCCGCGAACTGGTTCCGCTGCCCTTGTCGTGATTCCGTGCGCCGCGCCCACGTCCGGAACGCGGCAACCTCGCTACCGGTCATCGCCCTATCGAACGTGCCGCCCGATTCCATAAGCGAGGCGATACTCGGCGCGGCGGCGGCAAACGCCTCATACCCCGCGGCGTCAACCGCCTTCATGGCGTTCAACACCTGCAAGCGTCTGCCGAAACTCCATTGCGCGATGCCGATACCCTGATTATTGGATTCGACCGCATCCCAGCGTAATGATGATTCCACGGTTCCGATGACGTAGAGCGCGTAGGAGCTTTCCCCGTCGCCCACGCTTGGCGTGCCCTGCCCTTGGTCGGCGTCCGGCTGCCCAGTGCCACCACGATACACCCACGTTTGGGCGCTCGCCTTGTAGAAAATGGCTTGGGATGAAGTCGTGCCCGAGCCGCTATGGTATATGAGATTATCACCCTGCAATTGGATCCACGCGGAGATATCACCGTCCACACCCACGCCCGGATTATTACCGCCGGTTGGATTATCCCCGGATTCCGGCGGTTCCGGCAATGCCGTGGGATGCAGGTAGCCGAGGAGCTGCGAACCTTTCATGAGTGGCAGCTGTTGGCGTACGGCTGGCGTCGGGTTTTGCGTCAATACATCGATGTTGTCCCCTTGGATGCCACCCCATACGATAGCCACGTGACTGCCGGTGTAGATCTGACTGCCGAATGTCCAAAACACCACGTCCCCCATGCCGGGCGTATAATCGGCGTCCTTTTTCTCAAACACGCGCCCAACTGCCGCCGTGGTGGGGAACATGGTGTAATTACCCTCCGCGTAACCGGTCGGGGTGATGCAATCGCCTAACGATAGATTGTAATTATCCATGCAGTATTTCGCCCACAAGTCCCAGCACTGCGCGCCATAACTACCGTCCATATCCCAATATTGGTTTTGGGTACGTTCCAACCATGCCTGTACGTCTACCATGATATTAGTATACCCCGCCCGGCGTACCGGACGGGGTATATTCACGTGGAACGTTTACCACGGGTAGCACACGAAACAGCCATTGTTGGCGGCCGCCATGTTGCCGAAGTAGGTAATCTTGGGAGCGCCGGACGTATCCGAGTCAACACCGGTCAGCAGCCAGCCGCTGATAGTGTTGCCGGAATTGGTCAGGCCCGCGCCCCATGCCCTGAACTGGTCGGTGGAGGAACCGGCGGCAGTCCTAGCCCAGCTCGGGAATGTCACACCTGCCTTAAGGTCGCTGTTGGTGGCCACATCCTCTCCCCAGAGCGTAGCGTAAACCATGCCGCCCGACGCTACGACGTTGCTGCGCACGTGACCATTGGATGACTGGACGGTGGCCGCTGCATAGCGTCCGGTGTAGGTGCCGCGGATGGCGGACGCCATGTAAGACGCGATGACCTTGGCACCGTTCGCATTGGGGTGAATGTCGCCGCTGGAGAAGTTGGAATCGTTGCCGATGTTCCACGTCCATGCCCAGTCCACGTCCTCCACGCCGTTCTCGGCTGCCGCCTCCGCAACGCCCGCCGCCTTCTGGCGACCATACATGTCCATGCCCGCGTTATGCCAGAGCATGGGCACGGAGATGATACGCGCCTTGGGGAACTTGGTGCGCGCGTTGGAGAACGTCGAACTGGCATAGCCATTCATCTGCGAGGTGGTGGCGATATCGTTCCTGCCTCCGCCGATGATGATAATGGCGACATTATCGTTATCGATGGTCGGATCGCTGTAGGCGTTGTTGATCTGGTCGGTGAACGTCTTACCCGACACGTTGAACCCCGCACCGGTCACTGAATAGTTTTTCACCTGATACTGGCTGCCGATGATATTACGGAGCTGCGTCGGCCACTTGGTCGCGTCCGTGCCATCCGCGTTGACGGTGCTGGAGGAATTGGCGTAGCTGTCCCCGATGCACAGGCAGATGGGCAGTGCGTCCTGCGGCGTTTCTTCCTCCAGCGCCTGAATACGCTGGTTCAACTGCTGCGCGGTACCGGAATATCCCCCCTGCTTGGTAAACGTCGTATCCGCCTGAGACTTGGTGTAGACATTGGAGGAATCGGCCTTGCCGTCAACCTTGCCGGACAATGAGGACACTGTGTTTTGCAGTGCGGTAAGGTCGGTGTCCTCCGCTTTGCCGTTGATGGTGTTCATAAGCTGCTGCGCGGTCGATTCCGACGTGACGCCGAGCTTACCAAAATAGCCATTCAGGTCGGCAATATCGTTCTTGTTGGTCTGCGCAAGCTCCGCCGCGTTGTCGGCCGATTCCTTGGCCTGCTGTGCTGCCATGTTCGCGTTGTTCGCCGCCGCGGTGGCCGTGGTGATGTTGGTGGCGTTGGCGTACATCTGATTATCGATTTTGGTCATGGCGTCGGTGAAGTCACCACGCCACGACGGGCGGTCGTTAGGGTTATCGCCAAACGTGGGCAGATTGTAATGGCCGGTATGCTGTGTGGTGGACATTGCTGGCTCCCTTCTATTCCTTGGTGCCGACGCGGACAATACCGTTCGCGTCCTTATACAATGAGTCAAGCTCGGTTGCCGTCAACCCGAGCGTGCTAGGCTGCGAGGCGGTTTTATCGACCTTGCCCGCAAGCCCCGAGGTGAGCGCGCTGGTGGTGGCGAGGTCGCTCGTATCCGGGATATCGGTTTTGCGGGCGATGGTGTCCGCCACGCCCAGCGGGGATCCGGACGTGCCGTTACCGGTGAGGTCGTCGGTGTGGCTCACCGACGTAAGCCCGCCCGCAGTGGCGGACGCGATATCATCCGCGTTCTGCTTCAGCTGCGCGTCAATCTTCTTCATGTCGTCGTTGTAATCCCCGAGCCATGTGGGCCGGTCGGTGCCGACGAACTGCGAAAGATTATAATTGTTGGTATGGTTGGTGGCGGTCATTGTTTACTCCTTACTATCAAAATTGTCGGCGGTTGGGTTGCGTTCAACATAGCGTGCATCCGCCTCTGATTGCGTGATAAACGCCATGTCGGCGGGCGGGTTCTCGGGCATACTCTTACCGTAGGGGAATTGGGAACGGCCCGGGAAGTCGCCCGGAACACAATTATCAACGGCAGTGGCCTTCAGGTCGTACTCTCGGGCATTGAGCGTAAGCCCGTCGTATTCCTGCGCGGTCAGCTGCATATTATCGTAGTCACCCCAGAACAGTCCATGATTGCGCGCGTTATCGTACATGCCGCCCAGCACCTGCCCGAGCGGCTGCACGGTGCCGTAGACCGGGGAGGTGGCCACGCCCTGCTGCTCCATTTCGTGAATCAGCGAGAGCATTTCCGCGCGCAAATCGGCCATGTCCTTGTTAATCTGTGCCACGGTGTCCGCCAGAGCCTTGTCCACGGATGCCGTAAGGTCGGTGGTGGTTTCCTCCAGCTTGCTCAGGTCGCATTGGAGAATATCAAGATTATGCTTCAGGCATTCAATCAACTGTAAGGTAGTCAACCCGTCCCGGTAGGTGAACGGTACGGACGTGGGTATCCCGTCGAACAGGCGTTGCCGTGGAATCAGCGCGTTAATGGCAACCATGATGATTACTCCCATTCTCCATAATTATGGCAGTTACTGAATATTGTATCATAAGAACCCCACACCTGCATGAAGCACGGTTCGAGACTCCGCACAACCTCCATGTCCACATTGATGATGGCGTTACGGTATTCCTGTATCAGGCTCATGGCCGACTGGCTGCGCCCGGTCACGTGACTCCTGCCCTTGGCATTGCTGGAATCATGCTGGTAGTCGGTGGCGCTTTGCGCGGTGGTGTGGCTGGTCGAATCCTGCGAACTGGACGCGGTGCCGCTGCTGTCCGCCTGCGATTCATTGGCGTGGGAGGCGTAGCGGGCGAAGTCGCCCACGACGCCGGTTTGCGGCACGTCGCTATCGAACGATTTTGACGTGGTGGTGCTGCTATTGTCCGACTTGCTGGTGCTGCTGCTGGTCGAGTCCTGCGTGCTGGATGCTTTGCCGGAGGATTGCGATTCGCTGCCGCTCTCACTATCCGTGGTCATGTCCATGGAGTCCAACGGGTTATATTCCATGTCGAGCGTCCGGTAGCGTTCGTTGAAATAGGGCATGATTTCCGCCATAGTCATACCCAAGTAGAAAACGAATTGCTGCGCGGTTTCCTGCCCGATTTCCCTCAGCGCGTAATGGCGGATAATCTTCTCGTTCAACTCGGCGCGATGGGACTCGTCATAAATCGGATAATAGTCGGCGCTCAGATGCAGTTTATCGTCGGTATCGTATCCGAACGCAATGAGATTGCCCAAGGTTTCGGTGTACTCGCCGGGCGTGGTCATCGCGTAGGCGCTAAAATCCTGAGTCATTATAATACACCTCCGATACCCGCGTCATATGAGGCGGGCATGTCAATATCCGTCGTACCCGAGGCGCTCGGATCCAGCGCGTTCGGCACGCCGGAGCTTTGCGCGTCCGCATACTCAACCCACACGTTCAGTTGCGGCCACAACCGGTTGATTTCGGTCGCCGCCGCCTGACGCGCCTTAAGGAAACTCAAACGGAACACGTCTACCTTTTCGTTGGCCTGCGCCACCTCATCCGATATGAGCCGCTCCTTTTTCTCGGTGCCGGATGATTGAATACCGAGGTATCCCAGCACCTCGTTGGTCACCTGCGCCTTCTGTTGAATAAATTTATCCAAGAGGTAGGGCGTGGTGTTGGGCCACGGCTGGAACATACTGCCCGGATCCAGCGAATCGTATC